GCTTGGCTTCTTGTGCTACTGTTAATATTTTTAGGGCACATTGGCTTTGCATTCTTGTTGGCATGTCTTATTTTGTTACTTGATTGAGTTTTACCCCGGGGATTGGTTGGCTCCGCCCTGGGTTTTTACACAGGGACTTCGGTCCCTGTTTTTTTGACTTTTGTTTTGCAAGAGTATATACTGTGTTATGTCTCAGCGTCTTGCAATTACATTGGCCGACAATTTTGAATTGTGTTTTAACATAAGACAAACACCCTTGGCCGAACTGTGGTTAGAACGCATGAGTCAACGGCATGCCTGGACTATGGACAATCCAGATAGATTTTATGGATTTGGCACCGCCCAACAAGAACAACAACGTGCAGTTGGCATGATCCAACAATGCATCGCTACTATAAACAGTCACCAACACATTATTGATCGTGAGTTTGAATACACACAAGATGGTCTCAATTACTTGCACAACATATTTGAACGCTATCATGGGCTGTTGGACCAGCAAACATCTGAATATTGGCACTCAGCACCCGACACAGTTAGACAAGCATTGGCCAATTTAAACTTGGCAGTGCATAGATGCGAGGCTGCGCAACGTGCCCCGAGACCAGAATTGGTTTGCACTTGGTTTGGTATGCCAAAAACACATCAATTGTCAACTGAACTACAACAACAACATGGTGTGGCAGCTATTGAGTTTGGCACAGTGTATCTTAACTATTGTGAGATTGGTAAAACAGTTGAGGACTTGACCAGGGACAATGATCAGTACATAGGAGAGGATGCATTCCGACCTTTTGGTTACTACAGTGCTGATTTTTTTGTTGCGTTTTATGACTTGGATCTGACATCAATGTATCCTCGTATTCAAAATTACATTGATTCTCAACAGACCTTTTTCAGCAAACACAATATATACAATGCCCATGACACCCCAGCCAGTCCACTACGTTTTCCTGTTGCAGATTTAGAATACCCTGGCACACAACAACAATTAATCTCTCAAATAAGGTCACGACAACTTGTGCGTGAAGTAACTATACAATGAAACAATGCACAATACAAATACGTGACGAAGTAAACATCAAGATTGAAGGCCTGGACTTGGATGCTCGCAAGGCTCTGGTCAATGCATTCAAATATGAAAACCCTGCGGCACGTTATTTGCCAGCGGTGCGATTGGGACGGTGGGATGGCAAGGTGGCATACTTCCAACTAGGCGGCAGCACCTATGTAAACTTATTGCCGGAGATTGTGCCTATATTGGAACGACTCAACTACGACATTGAACTGGATGATCAACGTGACTATTCAAACACATTCAACTTTGAATCAGTAACTGAAACAAGTTTTGAGCATGTGTCATGGCCTCGAACACATCCAGCCGCAGGTGAACCAATCATGTTGCGTGACTACCAAGTGGAGATCGTCAACAACTTCTTGGCCAATCCACAGTGCATACAAGAAGTGGCCACAGGTGCAGGCAAAACAATCATGACAGCGGCCCTGAGCAATGCTGTGGCACCTTATGGACGTAGCATTGTGATTGTTCCCAACAAGAGTCTGGTGACACAGACTGAAGCAGACTATATCAACATGCAACAAGATGTTGGTGTGTACTTTGGCGACAGAAAAGAATACGGACGTCAACACACCATATGCACATGGCAAAGCCTAAACAACCTGCTGAAGAACACCAAGGCCGGCATAGGCGACTGCACCATTGGTGAGTTTCTTGAAGACGTTGTGTGTGTGATTGTGGACGAAGTACACATGGCCAAAGCAGATGCACTCAAAACCTTGCTCACAGGTGTAATGGCTAGAGTGCCAATTCGCTGGGGATTGACTGGAACTGTGCCCAAAGAAAAGTTTGAAAGCCAAGCACTACTAGTAAGTCTTGGTCCTGTGATTGGCCGACTCAGTGCCAGTGAATTGCAACAACAAGGTGTGTTGGCCAACTGTCATGTGAACATTGTGCAGTTGATCGATCATGTGGAGTACAAAGACTATCAAAGTGAACTCAAATACCTGCTGGAAGAGTCGGGCAGACTGGACACCATGGCAGACTTGGTGCGACAGGTAAATGAAACAGGCAATACTCTAGTACTAGTAGATCGCACTGAGTGTGGTAGACAGTTAGTTGCAAGGCTGGGAGACAAAGCAGTGTTTGTGTCGGGCGCTACTAAAGGATCAAAGCGACAGGCAGAATATGATGAAGTAGCTGAAGCAACAGATAAAATTATTGTGGCAACCTATGGCGTGGCTGCTGTGGGCATCAATATTCCCCGTATTTTTAATCTTGTATTAGTGGAGCCTGGCAAAAGTTTTGTACGTGTTATCCAAAGCATCGGTCGCGGAATACGCAAAGCAGAAGACAAAGACCATGTTCAAATCTGGGACATAACTAGCACATGTAAATTTGCCAAACGTCACTTGACCAAGCGCAAACAGTTCTACAAAGAAGCCAACTATCCTTTTACAGCAGAGAAGTTGGATTGGATGACGTTAGGTTGACTTTTGTCACACAACAGTATATTATAACAACATGCGAATTTTAACCTTAGACAACATTCATTACGACCTAGATCATTTGCCCGAAGAAGTAGATGACATGCGATTTGCCATACTAGACAACTCAAATCCACAGGAGCCAGACTATCATTTTATTCCGCTAATCTTTTTGGAAAGTTTCAATGCACCTGCGTTAGTATTACGCATCGGCGAGAACACTATCAAGATGCCCATGGATTGGCAGATACTGATTGGTGAACCTGAAATAGGTGACTTGGAAGTGCTACCCCTTACATCAATCAATGATCGTGGCTTCAGAGTGTTTCAGTTTAATCCGCTTACCAGTTTCCGTCCCAGTTTTCCAGACATTGAAATCTTAGATGTGTATCATGAAGTATCGTGGTATGCACCCAAACTCAAGAATGGGCAGTTACTTGCTGTACCCTTAAACGATGATCCGGATCCAGACTGTGTGTATTTTGTCAAAGACATCAGTCGCAACTGTGAGATAGTAGACTACAATAAATCATGGTGATATATGGCATATACTGAACCACAACTGTTTGAAAACTTGACTCGCATGGTAAAAATTTACCTAGAAAGTTATCCTGAAGACCGCGAAGGCCTGGAACGATTCTTGCGCTGGGCACACACTCAATATGGCTACAAGTATGGGAACTCTTAAACCTGGCGCCTCTTACGTCTATGAACGTGTGGGCAATGAAGTGTATGCTCGTGAGTCAGGTGCTGAGCCCAGCACACGCGAGTTAATGGGCTATGCATATGATCCAGTAAACGGACATCACATTGATTATGACAGCAGAACATCAGATGGTAGGCCCTTGTTTGATCACCTCCAAGAAAGTAAAATGTGGGGCGAAATTCGGCGACTGGCAAAAACCAATCCTGCTTTACAAGATGCCCTGGAACGTGTTATAATGATATACAAACTAATCAAAGTGGACAAGTGAGCGACAAACTAAACATTGCCAACGAGATGCGACAACTGGATCGCAAAAACAGAAACTTCTATTGCGAACTCACAGAAGAAGAACGCAAGAAGTTTTCAAACTATCTCATGATTCGTTGGGCCAGTTGTGTGGAAGGCTCAAGAGAAATGCAAGAGTTTTATTTGATCTCCACCAATGAACGACTGAACAAACACTTCTTCAACATTAGTCGACATCCTGAACTGCAATGGCTATGTGCTACTACTGTGAGTCCAGACATGGGCACACCCAGACACAACTGGATATCGCCCAAGAAGAAAGAAACAGGCGCAGGAGCAAGTGCTATTAAAAAGCAGTTGGCAGAGTTGTTTCCCACATACAAAGAAGATGAACTTGCATTGCTGGCCTTGATGACCACAAAGAAAGAACTTGATCAATACATCAGAGACCATGGCCGAGACACTAAGTGAACTCACTTGCGGCTACTGCAAGAAAACATTTCGTCGTGCAGAAAGTCTTGTGGTGCATTTGTGCGAGCCCAAGCGCCGCCGATCAGAACGCAGTGAGCGTGGTGTTGAACTAGGGTTTCAATCCTACTTGAGATTTTATGAGATTGCACAGGGTAGTGCTAAACTCAAAACGTTTGATGACTTTGCAGACTCGCCATACTACAAGGCCTTTGTGAAGTTTGGTAGATACTGCTACAACACACGAGCAATCAATCCTAGACAGTTCACAGAGTGGTTGTTAAAACACAACAAAAAGATTGACAACTGGGCTAGTGACAAAA